ATTATCTCTTCAGCTCTACTGATTGGTGGTGGGTGTTATTGGATTACCGGCCACCCCGACCATCCAATAGAGCAGCTCATGGAAGCTATTTTAAGGAAGCATGGCATAGATTTGGATTTCTCACCGGAGAATTAAGTGGAACGTACACTTGTTGACTGGATAAAGCACCACGAAGGGTATCGACGGTTTGTATATGAATGCCCGGCCGGAGTTCTTACGGTTGCGTTTGGAAGAAACCTCGAGACCGTTGGCATCTCAGAAGAAGAAGCAGACTATTTGCTAAGCAACGACATTAAGCGTTGTGTGGCTCAGCTTGAGCGGTACATTTGGTTTACCCATCAACCCAGGCAGGTCAAGGACGCACTGATTAACATGTGTTTTAATCTTGGCATTACGCGGTTACTTGGGTTTAAGAAGATGATAGCGGCGTTGGCTATGAAGGATTACACCACGGCAGCTAAAGAGGCTTTGGATTCTCGATGGGCTGACCAGGTGGGTAACAGGGCTAAAGATATTTCGCTTGCAATCAGAGAGGGTGGCAATGGCCCTAGGTGCTGAAGACATTGAGTTGATTCGCGTGTTCGATTACATACGGTCACGCCCTGACATTGAGCCCCATGCATTTCACGTTGGAAATGAACGCAAGACAAGCCCACAAGCTGGCCAAATCCTTAAACGTAAGGGAGTCAAGCCTGGAGTGCCCGATATCATCATTCTAAAACCTTGTGGACGTTACCACGGATTGCTGATTGAGTTAAAAGTCGGCAACGGTAAGCTATCACCGGCGCAGAAAGAATTCCTTGCTACGGCGACGACACAGGGCTACATGGCGGTTTGTTGTTATGGGTTTGAGGCGGTCAAGGCTATTATTGAGGCGTATTTTGATGAAAAACCTTCTTCTTAATCGTATAACCATCCTTTCCGGGATGTACAACTAATTCATAAGGTGTCCGTGCAAAGCTTAACATTTCCTTAACAACGGCCATTTGATTAAGCCTGGGGTAATATTTACTGCTGTCGGGGATGTGTATTTTCACAAAGCGTCCATAAAACACGTTCTTGGCTTTCTCACTGCAAGGTTTATAGTGTTCGTGGATTATCATACCGTTCATGCATTCGTATTGAATCATGATTATGAAACTGTTTTGTGAGCCTATGACTTTGTAACTGGCTTGCTTGACTTGTACCCGGTTGTGGTTTGGATTAAAGGGTGCAAGAGATAGTTTGGCGTTTGGGTCTATGAGTTCTTCGTTGCATGACCTACAAAACCTGGCGCTGGTGTCATTTTGCACCTTGCACGCATGACACTCCTTGAATGCAAAGTAGAAGTCGCAGCGTTTGTTATTTACGACACCAACACACCTCCGGGCATGCAATCCGTTCAGCTCGCCGCACGTGTGACATTCGAAGGGGCGCTCTTCGTCGGGGTCGCGGGTTTGTTTGACGGCATCGAGTAACACAGGGTCATCCCAGTCCGAATGCCGGTCTATGTTCCCGCTGCAATCTATGATTAAAGCCGATTCTTTTCCTGGCGCTAGCCTCAATACACGGCCTATCATCTGTACCATAAGCACCAGACTTTCCGTTGGTCTCACTATTAAAAGCGTGTCATAGGATGGGATATCGATTCCAACGCAAAGGACACTGATATTCACAAGGTATTTAATCTCGCCTGACCTAGCCTTGTCTAAAATCTCGATACGTTCTTTCTGTGGTGTCTCTCCTGTGATTAATGCGCTTTCATGGGGCGGAAGGTGCGACAAGCATTCTTCGGCATGCCTACGTGTTGAGGCGAACACGAAGGCCCCAAAGCGATTCTGTGTTTCCATGATTGCGATCAAGTTTTTCATGATGATTTCTGTGAGTCGCGCATTCTTCTCTATAACCGTTTCTAGTTGCTTGCTATCAAACTGTCCCATAGAATTTATTTTAACGCCGCTGAAGTCTATGCGGTCGTCTTCAATTGTAAACGTAGGTTTCGTTAAGTAGCCGTGCTCGATGAGATAGGCCGTGGTTATATTGCCTACACGGGTTTTGAATAAACAATCCTCTCCGACGATATCGGTGCCTTTAAAACGAAAGTCGGTCCCGCTTGCTCCGAGGACACGCATGCCTCGATACGCATGTTTGAAATGGCGTAAAATGCGCATAAACGTAGAACGAGAATTTGTGTAAGAAATTGCATGCGCTTCATCCACAACAATTAAATTAAATTGAATTTCGCCTATCGCTTCTTCACGCTTTATGCCGTTTAGAACCGATTGAGGCGTGCCAAAGACGACTTCGTTACTACAATCCTTACTATCCAGCGCCGCGCAGTAGATGGATGGATTTCCGCCTTGCGCCTTGAACGTGGCAGCGTTGTTGCGTACAAGCTCGGCATTATTCACGATACACAGTGCACGCTTGCCCGCTTTCTCCATGGTTAGGAGGATATCGGATAGCATGAGAGATTTACCCGAGCCAACACTGGCCATTAATAACACGGGTTCATCATTGGCCTTGAGTGCTTGCCAGCATTCTTGGATGGCTTGGGCTTGGTAGGGTCTAAGATTCAATGACATTTTAATAATGATAAAATTAAAATATTAATACCTAAGCAAAACATTCCAGATAACAGCGGCGGAAAGTCTAGCGTAGCTGCAATGGGGATTCCCACACACAAAGACCCGATCGTGATATACCAGTCACTCATTTATTATATTCCTCTTTAGCATTCAATAAGGATAAACATTGGACGATGGTTTGATGCCACCATTTTTTATCCGCTCAATCTCTTTTTTTGTTATTTCATTATCAGGTCTATGCTTATGACCCTCTTCATAGACGTGGGACAAATTTTTTGTATAGTCTTGACCTTGTATATTTAAAGTACATCTAACTCTTGGTGATTGATTGGATTGATAAAAAAAACTCCCTAATTTATCTCCTTTTTTTGTTTACTAAAGCCGCGCCCATCTTTATATCCCACAACTCCCCATCTCGATACTCGTAATTCTCATGCAAATAATCATAAATCAAATCCACTTCTTCTTGCGTCATCGTCTTCTCACTCTCATCACCCGATTACCACCACTCCGCATCCGCCTAGCCTGCTTCTTCTCCGCTCGCCTATCCATCATCCGATTCGTCATGTTATGAGCGACAGCACCCGCAGAACCAGCAGCAGCACCGGCTACGGCAGCGCTAGCCATGTGCTCGAGCATAGATGGTGCTTGCGGTTGGGCCTGATGCTGAGGAGCTTGTACGGGCTGTGAGATGTCTTGTGTCGCGTTCCTGGGAACGTCTATAACAGGATCCGGTGGGCGTTGCGGTTGTTGTTCGCACGCGGTAAGAAGTAGTAAGCTAGCTAAGATTAGTTTTTTCATGATCCCACCCCCATTCAATATTCACATGTGCCACACTCAAGTGCTGGCATGTTCCTAGTCATACGCACTACGTTTTCGCTCATTCCACCCCCATGTCTTTCAGCATCTTGTCATAAGCTTCAACAATCTGCTCCATGGCCTCGTAATAACCTTTGCTATCTTCACACCCCAGTATCATCCATAGCGTGCTCATCATGCCGCGTAGCATCATGGCATTGTCACGCAGTTTTTGGTTCATCTTTAGGTTCTCCACAAAAGTAAGCATACGAAACTAATAACTCACCGTTCCACTTATTCGGCGCATTAGCCTTGTTCAACTCAACAACCTCAGCCCCTGTCATCTTACGCCCGCACTTATTCATGCAGCCAGGGCTCGCACAGAAGGTTTTGTCTTTAAAGGATATGCTCATCGCCAAGCCCCGCATTTACCACAATGAACTTGAGTCCCACCACCTTCGGCCCACACGTGCTCACAATAATTATCAATCATCACCCGCAACTTAAACTCGGCATTATCTAAGTCAGGATGCTCGCCGTGGGCTATTGCCGCAAGCCTTACGCATTTTAGTAGCGTGTAAAGCTCATCCTTCGTGAAGTCGTTCATGGCGCACCTACAAAATAATAAACACCGGATACTATGGCCAACATCGAAATTAAGCCAAAAAGAAACCCGCTAAAAAACCAATTTGCACGCCTGACCTTGTGTTCACAATCAGCTATCAAAAAATCATGCGTGGCGATTATGCGGTCAAGTTTGCACTCATAGCTTTCAGGAAACTTTATTACTTTGCATGTCATCGAAAAAACTCCCCGCACTTTTTGCATTTATCGGCTACCATCCCCTCACAGCATGATGAGTACGTAATGCCATCACTCTCATGCTCGCACACGGGTTCACGCTCATCATCACCCCCAGAATGTACCGAGCAGCACGAGGCCTTGGGTTTGCACGGCTCCTCATCAATCATCAAGTGGTTTGATATTTGATTCACACGCCATCGCAGGTCATGTACTTTTTCTTCAAGTTCAGCTACTCGCTTCTCATAATCAATCATGGCAAACCTTCCTAAACTTACATTGCTTACAAACAAAATACGCTGGACTATTATTCACTCTTGGCGGCGGCTCGTCAGCATCATGGATAATTTGAGCTTTAAACTTCAAACCATCATAAAAACTTGCATCAAACAAAACCTCTTCATCATGCAATTCGCTCGTATCTTTGTTGATACACAGCACGTACGCTTTATGAATGCTCATCATGCCCATGTACGCCTGAACCTGCGCATAGTACATCGGCGACCATGACAGCAAGCCCTTGTTAACGAACTGCTTAAAACTTGAATCCTTGGCCGTCTTAATCTCAAGAATAGCTTCATCGTTCAGGTGATTATCTAGAATCACGGCATCAACATGACCACGGAAAAACCGCATTTCTTGTGCTTGCAATTCTGTTCTGCCACGCTCGATGATTACACCAGCCTCTAGCAGTAACTCGACCACCATCTTTTCAAGCTTATGGCCTACCTCAAACGTACGGTATAACCTAGGTGTAATCGGTTCACCACTAACCCCTTTGTAGCCGTACCAAATTTGACGCACACAGGAGGAGCCAATGCTGCTGGCCCCAATGTAATTACGAATTGTTTCACGTGAAACCTTCGCGCTATCCAGTATCTTACTTAGCTTTCCAGTGGTCATAAGCACCTCTAAAATGGCACGTCATTGTCCAAGTCGTCTAAATTAACTCTTGGGTTACGGCTAAAGGCGCTATCAAGTTGGCTAGGCGTGCGCTTTACTTCAGCTTTCACACCTGTTTCACATTGGAAGTTCTGCGCGGGATGTACCTCCGAGACGAAATTTCCCTCGAGCATTCCTGAGCCATCTTTTTTTTGCATTGACCATTCACGGATATTTACACCTAAAATAGTGCCAATCATAGGCATTAATTCTTGCGTTGTTGGGGCTTCACCGTGAGCCGGCTTGAAGTTACATAAATCCATAATTAATTTCATCATGTTCAATGCTCGGTCAATAGATTCTGCTGTCCCTGCAAAGCATTTTATTTTCTGAGTTACCTGACGCCCTTTGAAGTCACCTGAGGTTAACGTCCATGTTATTTGATAGTATTTCATGGCGTCTGAGTAATCTGTTTTCTCTTTTTCTACAAGTTCAAATGATTTAATGCACGCATGTGCTCTTGTGCCTTCTGGTATAGTAGAAAAATCAGGGGTTACTGAATCTTCAAACTTTCCAGTTATAGGTTTTCCGCTGCCACTTTGCCAAAATCCTGTCATTTCACTCTCCTCTCTTAATAATTTAAATTACAAGTATTCACCTTTATTTATCTTGCAAATAGGGCTTGTTGATACATTGAACTTTTTACCAATATCTCTATACCTTTCACCTTGTTCTAGCAGTTTTTTTATTTTTATTACATCACTTTCGGTTAACTTGTGGCTTCTAGTGCGTGGGTGTCTGTTTTTTCTTACTTTATCATCTGCATTATCCTGGTTAGTCCCTAAAAACAAGTGCTGAGGATTGCAGCACCGGGGATTATCGCAATGATGACAGACTAAAAGCCCTTCAGGTATATCTCCGATATAGTAATTATAGGCAAACCTATGCGTTCTTATTTTCCTGTTATTAATGCTTATTGAGCCATATCCCTCCTTTGTACATACACCCGTCCACTCTATACAGCCATTTTCTTTTCTTATTGTTTTCTGTGAAAATCTATCGATTGGATAAATGTCTTTATAAGTAGCGACAATATGGCCGTATTTTTTGTGCTGACGATAATGGCGCTCACACATATCTTTACACAAATAAGGTTTTTCGCAGCCATCAATGGAGCATGCCGAGCCATGTGGACGCCTATATAATGGCTTAATTACTCTAAGCGATAGGTTTTTATTATAATGCACTGCACACAGACCACGAGCGCGATATTTCCTATCACACCCATCGATAGAACAAACCCTCATGCCTCTTCACCAAAATAACTTTCAATGCGTTCTTTCACGTATTGCAAATCATTATCTATCAATAAATCATCAAACATGCCCATAGGGGACTTGCAAATATGAAAGTTATCGTTCTGCGTTAAAAACTTAAATTCACCATCTTGAATCTTGGTATGCAATACCGTTGTAACCATGGCTTCAAGGGTGATTTTGTCATCCAGTAGCTTCCCAACCGTCTTAGGTTTAGAGATACCCATGTTATCAATCTCATTATGCGACAATACAAAACACGTCAAGCTTGAACGCGTTTTAGTCACCGTCGCCATGACCATCCACATGTGTTGGGCGATCTCACTGAAACGCTCAAAACCTTTCTCGGTAGCCCGCGCCATAAATTCATTGGCCATTAAAAAATGCGCATCATCAATCACAAGCGTGGTTATTTCTGGACGGTTTTTATCAACCATTTGAACGCATTTAATGACACGCTTCCAATCATCCGTAACAAGCAAATTACCTTCGGCATCATCCCATCCTGATATAGGCCTGTATTTGCCTTTATAACCTCTAAATGGCAACGGTTTATCAAGCACGCTAATAATAAACGTGCTTTTGGGGTCGAGGTTGCGAAGAGAAGTGGATTTGCCACTTCCTGAATTTCCTATAACTAATACTGTATTACTCATCCCTAACACCTCATCATTACTGAAACACTAGCCTTTCCAGGCTTCAATGTCACAAGTTCAGTCAACGACTCGCGAACACTCGCCGGAGCTGTTTCCATGTATAATTCGAATTTCTTGCGATCTACTTTATAACTAACCTGCTCCTGAATCGGGTTAAACGCTTCATCTAAATAAACCGCCCCTGACTTGTACGCCTTTGTATCCAAACTCAATATCATTGGGGTCTTAACCGTGACCTTCCATTCACTAACTTCATAGGTCGTCTGGCCATCTTTTTTATGCCCAAGACAAGCAATTATCTCAGCCGTTAATGCCTCTTTCTCAAGATTAATCTTTGCTAAACGCTTGTTAACCGCTTCTAATTTCTTAATCCTATCTTCAAGTGTCCAAGCCCTGCATTCTGTTGTGTCTTGCATACTATAATCCTCTTCAACTATCTAGTTATACGCCGGATATGACGTGCAGTTATAGTATCAATAGTCATTGATATTGTCAACCTTTTAACGTACAATAAATCAATTTAATTGAGGGGTGTTTATGTTATTAGCTGATGTATTGAAATATTTTGGGAATGGGTACGGGTTTGAAAAATCAACAGGGTTGAGTCATGCGAACATTAACTATTGGACGAAGTTGGGGTACATCCCGATTGTTAGTCAGATGAAGATTGAGAAGCGTACAGACGGTGCGTTAAAAGCCGATATGGAGCATACAAACGAGGGGAAATAATATGGATATACATGTGGAGTCTAGGTTATTGCTAGAGAGATTGGCTAATTCGTTGTTTGACAGGGAGCCAAGAAATCCGAGTCCGGTATTTTTCACAGTGAAAGAGGCGCATATTGTAGAGGATTGGTTGAAGCAGGTTGTTAAAGAAGCAATGAAAGAACTAGGCGAGTATTGAGGCAAGGCCGGGAAAACTGGAGGTAAAACCGGCCTTGTGTGCGCTTAGGACGCAGTCACATTGTATCAAAATAAAAGGGTATTGGGTATAGTGTGGGAATAAGAGTTGGGGTTCCATCCCTTCACGTATTGGGGAATACGTGGGTACAGCTTGTACTTATTATTTAACGAAAATAACAAAGGAAGTATAACATGTCAGAGAGACAAAAAGAAACATCATCAACTTACGAAGCAACATTTTTTATCGTCCCCACGTACATCGCAAATCTTCCAGGTCTCACCCTTCCATACTTAAGAGTCTATGAAGCGATATTCCAATTTTGGAACAAAGGAAGATCGTGTTATCTAAGCAACCCAGTTTTCATGAAGCGTTGCAATATCGGCAAGACACACTTGCAGGATGCTTTTGCATATTTTGAAGAACACGGCGAGATAATCAGAAGTTACAAAGGCGGTAAGCGACATTTTTTACAACCTCAAAGATCTGTTGAAATTGATTTGGATAGTACAGAAAAAGAACTACATACCGACCCAGCGGTACCATGTGATAATAATGAACAAGGTACCGCTACAGCGGTAGGGGGGTACCGCTGTAGCGGTAGGGGGGGTACCGCTACAGCGGTACATAATAATAAGAAGTTAAATAAAGAACTTAAGTGTTTGGTCAACACCCCTCAAAACACACAACTTGAGCTCATTAAAAAACAAAATCCTCTCGCTGAATTACTTCCTGACAAATATCTTTTGGCGCAAACCGTTTTAAACGATCAATGCATGAATGATGACAAAAGTCGTAAGATGTTTGATGAAAGATTTAAAGATCTTGATGTGACATTTGAAGAGATGTTGATTGAGTGCGTTATGTATTACGCATTAAAACCTACCGCACAGCACGTCTCCCCCCATAGGTTTAGGTCATGGATTAAAAATGAGCATAAAAGTAAATATGATGAGAAGAGGTCAGAGGGTGAAAAATTATGGAAGGATTTAACAGAAGACGAGCGGTCATTAATTGGAGACTATAATTACTTTAAGAAACGACCTGAGTTAAATACGATGTCAGAACTTAAGAAGAAAGAAGCCGAGAGGTTATTAAAAATTTTGAATGCAACGAAAAAGGGAGAGGTTTTATGATAGACAGAGATGATGAAAGATTTAATGCATTATGTAAAAATATTAATGAGCTGTTTTATAGGATATTCAGCCTTTTTCCATCTACTTATGCGTTACTAAAAACAAAAGAAGATTTAGATGAGGCAAAAAGACAATGGGCTTGTGCTTTAGTGGAGTCACATACAATAACTTTGTGTGAAGATAAATTAGATACTCTTAGCTTCAACATCGGGATGGATGCACTTAAGTTTTTAGATCAGCCATTCATGCCTAGCTGCGGTCAATTCATAGCCCTTTGCAAGAAAGAAGATTTTTCAGAGTGATAAATGACATTCACCGAATACGCAACCCAAAACGGCCTAAAACTCCTACGCGACGATATAAACTTCATTAAGCGCATGACTAAGGGTTTGATCGCCGTTAACAGGAAGTCAATCTTAATAAAATATGTAGAAATTTGGGTTGACGCAATGAACAACGAACAAAGTTTTATTAAAAAGCAAGGAAAGGGTCGGCTTGCCGCTAACGTTTGGCTACGCAGCGTGTTAGAATAATTTATCTCTCTAGGACGGCCATCCGAAAGGGCTTGCCGGTGTCAAGCCTTGAGAGAATTATTATACACCGTCTTGCCGGAGACATTATGAATCAGTTCGTTGTTGATATTTACGCCGATGATTTTGAGCGACACTTGCAATGCGCTTGCATTTATTGTGGTAATACCACATCCATGACACGGGATCATGTTGTAGCTGTTTCGTGGACTGGGTTCAAGAGGAGTTATTCAAAAGGCGATACGGTTCCCGCTTGCAAAGAATGCAATAATTTACTTTCCGATAAGCCATTATTTTCAATATCTAGTAGAGCTAACTTTATAGCCCAACGGCTTCAGTCTAAATATAGGAAAATTTTAAATTCTCCTTTTTGGGATGATGAAGAATTAAAACTTATGTCTTACGAATTTAGAGTTACACTGAAAGGCATTCGCAATATAAAAAATTTTATCCAAGCTCGAATACATCACGCAATACTTATGTCGTTAGAAGAGGGTGTTTTAACCTCAATAAAGCAAAGAACCCACGATGACAATCAAACCTACCGAATTTTAGATTATTTATATCATGGTAATTCATATGCAAGCGCCGAATGTGAATTTGGTATAGAAATCTCAGATATAAAAAAACTTATCAACTCCAAGCAATCGTCCAGTATTATTAATTATTTTAAATGGGATAATAAAATACCCTTCGATGAATCCATTTTAAAGGCTATACAGGCTCGTCAAAGAACTTTCCAGAAAAAAATGAACTCGGATGGCGGGGCGACCCAACACAGCGTAGAGACGTTTTAAAATCGTTTGTAGGGGTATGGTTAGGTGCTATGGAGGGCGTCCCAGACATCAAGAAACAGAACATCGGTCGTTACCACGCGAATTGCTGGCTTCGGACTTAGTTGTCGGGGCCGTGTCACGAGGGTCAATAACATCATCATGCGTTCGACGCTGGCAGAAAAACGAGCAACTGTACGGGAACATGCCGGCAGAGATTCGGAAGGTGGTGCGAGTGCTGTGCCCATGGGGTTGGGGGTTGTCCCTGGTTACTGGGGTTGATTTTGATTTAAACATAACAACACTCCTTTGCGTGACGTTATGCCTAAATCATGATGTAAATAACGACACTAAGCAAGCGCGTAAAATAGCGCTAACACGCAGTATGTCGCTAATGCACATACAAGGCCGGTACCCATGGCATAAATGTAATCTTTCATCCTTCACCCACCTTGAACTGATTTACGATAGCTTTGCAGTTGTGTAACTAGGTTTGTGTAGTGAAGTTCGAGGTCTTCGACTTGGTCGAGTGATAGAAACTCGAAGTCTGTAATAACTGCACAACCTATTTTTAGCTTAAAATCAACTTTGTGGTTTTCGCTAATCGTCGATGCAAATATGGCTGTTATTTCTGGTTTCATTGTTCGTTTTCCTTTGTTGCATGCTCATAAATCCAAGACAAGGAGCATGATATGTCATGTAAATGAGATGCAATCTCTTTCATAACTTTCATTTTTTCATCATGCAGACTCTGCACGCCTGAAAAAACAAACTGAGATACGCCTTTCCAATCCTCTTTATCCATTGTCGTCATCCGCCATATCGGTAATCACATCATAAATCCATTCACAAAACAGTTCGTTATAATCCGCTTTGCAAGAATCTTCTCTTGCTTCAAAGATAGGGTTATAAATCCCCATCAATTCATTAATGGTTTTGTCTAAGTAGTTCATCTAAAAATCTCCTATATTGACTTCACGAGCATCATTTCTGCGTCCATGACCATGACCGTAACCATGACCGTAACCATGACCCTGACCTCGACCCTGACCTTGACCCTGACCATGACCCTGACCATGACCCTAACCATGACCCTGACCGTGACCCTAACCATGACCCTGACCGTGAAAATTCATTTGCCTTTAAAATAATCATTTTTGTTCTTTCGGAAGAACGTGATCCCATATCGTAGCATCAATGATGCCATTGCGGTTTACAATAACGTTATTAACAAACGGCTCAATCTCATCAAATAATCCGGTTTTCAAAGCATCGTGAAATCTTCCGCTGTCTGCAATCCAGCTCGCACTAGATAAAACAAGCTCTTTGTCTGTAATAGATTCTAACTTGCCAACCAAGTGCATGGTTACTGTTCGGATAAAGTAACTTCTGCCCACAATCCAGGGGTTGCTTGTGTCTTCTGCCTTTGCGTCTTTGTTCAATAGTTTAGCTAAATCTATAAATTGCTCTATGTTCATCATGTTACCTCAGTTATTAAAGTTATTAAAAGTCTGCTTGTGTGTGTCCGTATTCATCGTGCCAGTCGGTTGGTACTGGATAGTCATCTTCTGTTTCTGGTATTTCGTCGTTCATTCTGACTTCTCCAGTAAATCTATCATAGCTTCCGTGGGTGTATCACCGTAACCAATCGGGTCGTTGCTTGGTGTCTCATGGTCAATCGGTGCGCCGTCATAACCATCAAACACCGCTGTGTATTTGTATTCCTCGTAAATGCTGTCTCGCATGGTTACGTGAATCGTGTAAGTTGTGTCGTTGTTCATGGCATAACCCATCCGCGTGTTGACATGTTGTCAATGAATGAGAACGCTTTCATAACTCCGTCACCAATGCTTGAAACAAATTCCCAACCCCACACCAACTCACCACATGGCTTTTTAATATCAACCGTTAAACCTTCGCTAACACTTATATTCAGCCCTTTGTATTCATAATTTGCTAACATCTTCCATTCTCCAGTTTTTAGTTATCTCGTTAAGTTGCAAGTATTATAGTTTAGCGTTTAACTTATGTCAACGGTTTAACCTAAATTATTTATAATCATTTTGGATTAAAGTTAGAATTCAGTATTCATGCGGGTTGAGCATGGTTCTCCCCTTCGTTACCCACAGAATTTGTGCATAACTTTTCTTTGTTTGCATGATGTATTTGATGTGTTATAGTGTAGATATATCGATTACATGGAGTTTAAATCATGGCTAAAGACGATTTCAATTACGAAAAAGCTGACAACAGTCACTACACAGTACCAAGCATGTATGGTAAAATGGTTCGCGAACAGTACAATAAACAACCAAGTTATTGTGAGCCTGGTCAAGCTGATGGGAATATGAAAGGCGAGCACAGTAATAAGCAAACTGGGCCATAATTATGGCAAAGCCTGGCTTAACTACGTACATTCCTCCTATGCAATACAAGCCTGAAATGGCTAAGGTGGCATTGGAGGAATTGAGCCAAGGGAAGAGTATTGCTGCTGTATGTGTGGCGCTTGGAATCGGACGCACTTCTTTTTACAAATATGCTGAGAATTTCCCTGATTTTTATGATGCTGTAGAGCGTGGTCTTGCTGCATCTCAAGTCTATTGGGAAAAGATAGGTGAGTCAGGCATTAAAGGCGAGTTTAAAAATTTTGGTGGAGCTCCCTGGCAATTCATTATGAAAAATCGTTTTAAAGATGACTACGCAGAAGACAAGAAAGACGATAAATCTAATGCTGAATCCGTCTTAGAACAAATCATGTCAGGAAAGCTCAAAGTAAATAATGATTGATGTTTTTGACCTGTTGCAATTTGCTCCGGCATTCTTAAAAATATCTGATAAATCCGGCGACTTGGTGTCGTTTAGATTCAACCGCGCCCAACAATACGTACATGACAGAATCGAAGACCAGCTCAAGCGCCTTGGCTATGTGCGTGTCTTGATCTTAAAAGGCCGCCAACAGGGCATGTCTACGTACATCCAAGCCCGATTTTTTCACCGCGTTCTAACAAACAAAGGCACGCAAGCATTCATCTTAACGCACATGACAGACGCGACCAAAAGCCTGTTTGAAATGACTAAACGCTACAACAACAACTTGCCTGATGGCCTGGCTCCTAAAGCCGACAAAGACAACGATAACAGGCTGATGTTCGACAAGATGGGCTCAGGATATCGCGTTGGCACGGCTGGAAGCAAAGAGGTTGGTAGGTCAATGACTAATCAACTTATGCATCTTTCAGAATATGCATTTTATGAAAATGTGGCACAAATCAAACGCGGTGTCGAGCAAACCGTGGCAGATATTGCAGGCACAGAAAAAATCAAAGAGTCGACTGCCAACGGCATCGCTAACGCGTTTTATATCGACTGGCAAGAAGCTAAAAGCGGTGAGTCAGATTGGGAAACCATCTTTGTGCCGTGGTACTGGCAGGATGAATATACGCGCGACGCTACCGGATTGGCATTGACAGAGGATGAGCGTGACTGGTTGCAATTGTACGGCGACAAGGGATTAACGATTCAGCATCTCTCCTGGCGACGAAACAAGCTATCTGACTTTGATGGTGATTACGATCAAAAATGCAAAGGTTTCTCACAAGAATACCCGTTTACCGATGAAGAGGCATTCCTCAATTCCATCACCGATACATTCATCACAACGGAATCAGTCATAAAAGCACGCAAAAATGAGGTTGACAGCGACGTATCGTTGATTGTTGGTGTTGACCCGGCGCGCGGCGGCGTTGACCGCTCGGCGATTATGCGTAGACGTGGGCGAAAAGCATTTGGCGGTGAAACACACCAGGGCTTAACAACCATGGAGCTGGTCGGCAAAGTTAAACACATCATCGAGCGCGAGCGACCACATAAAGTATTCATTGATTGCATCGGTATAGGTGCGGGCGTTGTGGATAGGCTGCAAGAGATGGGTTTTGATTGCGTGGAAGGTATCAACGTGGCACGCTCAGCTAACAACAAAGACCAATTCGCTAACCTTAGGGCTGAATTGTGGCATGAGATGCGAGACTGGTTCTTGCAAGACTTACCGGTACAAATACCCGATGACCCTGACTTACAAAAAGAAATATGCGGCTTGGGCTACAAATACAATAGCTCAGGTCGGTTGCTAATAGAAAGCAAAGCTGACGCAAAGAAACGTGGCATGCGTAGCCCTGACAAGGCAGACAGCCTCATGCTAACATTCGCGTACGGTCAGCATGCTGGAGCCAACGCATATACACCGAACACCATGCCTCGCGAATCAGCCGGTATGTTTACGTAGCTACATAAACCACACAAATTATGCAATACTTGTTTTAAAAGTCACAAGGATTCGACGACATGGCAAAAAAAGCAGAGAAACAAGCGCAAAAAGCACGTCAAGCAGCCGAAAAATGGCGGCAATACTTCCAAATCAATATCAACGAATATCATCGCCTGCATGAATTCATCCTCGGAAAACAATGGACGGACGACGAAGAAGACATGCTGAAGACGTACAAGAAAGTCCCCCTTGTCTCCAATAAACTTGCAACCCTAGCTAATTCACTGCTCGGCGAGCAACAGCAAAATACACCACAGCTTCAAGTCGTACCTATGACAAATTGCGACGAAGAAGTAGCCAAGCTTCGTGAACTTATCGTCAAAGACTTAATGTTCTCTACAGGAGCTAAAACAGCCTACCAAGTCGCAGCATCGCAAGCATTCATCGGCGGGTTTGGCGCGTTTGCATGGGTAACAGAATACGCACACACGAAGTCTTTTGACTTAGACATGGAGTGCATGTACTTCAAAGATGCGACCAGGTGCTACTGGGATGTTGCAGCCGAGACCATCAATAAGACCGACGGCATGTATTGCGGCTGGTTAACACGCATGTCACGACAAAAGTTCAGGGACACGTACGGCAAACACATCGAAGAAAAGATAACAAACGATGATGGCATCACAGCAAGCAAAGAAGAGGTTGCGCTGGCGACAAACACAAACATCGAGGGCGGTGGCGTGTTTAGCTGGGCTGATGACGAGGCTATCACGATACAAGACCACTTTGTTCGTAAACCCAAACAAGAAACACTCTACAAGATGTCGAACGGTCGCATTTTAGACCAAGCCGAAATGGATGAACTCATAGAATCATCACAACGACGCAACGAAGCAATGCGCGAAATGCAGCTTATGCAACAGATGCAACAAGTGCAAATGGGCGAACAAGCCGGCGCGGAAGAAGCTGAAGGCATGCCGATGCAAGCTGATATGCAAGCCATGAACGCCGGCATGGACGAAGCAGGTGACGAGCTTGAAGATGATGTGATCACACTGTGGGATGATGACGAGCAAGTGCGCATCGAAGATAAACGAGACGCAAAACGCTACCGCATCATGCACTATAAAATTGCGGGCGACTATGTGCTTGATGAATCTGAATTCCC